ATAAACAAAAAATGCCTAGGCTGTGTATCAATAGAAGAAACAAAACTAAAAAATTCAGGAAATTACGAGAAAAAACGAAAAGAGTTATTTAAACTATCTAAACAATTAGAAATATCTGATATCGTAGAACAGTTTAATGAGTGGATAGAAAGTAATAGTACATTTGTCACTGAAATTGGAGAAGTTGAAGATTGGGAAGGAGGACTAAATAAGTCAGAATTAAAGGCTAAGTTTAAAAAAGAATTACTAGATTGGCAAAAACACTTAGAAGATATGTGATACTATTTAAGGAACCTTATATTTATATGATATAGGTTCAATAATAGGAAAAAGAAGATATGGCAAGATTAACAAATGAACATTTACACAGTGATTTAAAACTGGTAAAACAAGATTTAGAATATGTTAAAGAAAACCAGGAAAGAATGAGAGAAGATCTTTCTATGATTAAGAAAAAACTTCTTAATCCATATGATGGAGCCGTTACCAAGGTTAACCAAAACACGGCCTTTAGACGAAATGCACAAAAAACTTTATGGTCTATTTGGATAGCACTTATTGGTATAATTACTAAAATGATATTTTGGGATTAAAAATGAAAAAAGAAAGACTGCACGAAATAATTAGTGAAGAAGTATTAAATATGTTGGAAGTTTCAATGACTAGTAAATTTAAAAAGGCAATTGAAGCTCTACAGAAGGTTCAACTTGAACAGCAAAAATTAAGAAAAGCTTTTGTCGCTGAAAAAAATCCAAAAAAGAAAGAAAAACTTAAACAAGATATTATTAAAATGCACAAAATAGTTCAGAAGGCAGAACTAGAATTCAATCAGGCTATAAAGGTTGAACCTATAGACTTAGACGAAAGTGTAATAACCGAAGTAACAGCAAAAAATACTTTAGCAAATGCAGTAAACGCTTTAACAAAAACATTTGGCGGTAAAAAGTTAGATAAAAGATATGTTAAAGATTATCTAAAATCTATCGAGCAAATGGCAAGAAAAAAGCCAATGGATTTTGTAAAAGATTATGGTAAATTTAAGAATGCTGATTGGATAGAAGATGCAGAATATAATTTACAAAATGAATCAGTACTTGAAGCTAAACAAATAAAACCACATGGTCTTGGATATAGAATGAATGCTAGAAGAGCTGTTGGAGACTTTAAGAAAGGAGAAAACATTGCTGCTGTTAGTAAAAGTGGTAAAGGTAGTTTTAAAATTGAAGATATAAACGACTTTAAAAAATATCCAACAAAAGACTGGAACTATGCTTATATCGTTAAAGAAGGTATATTAACAGAAGATGTTTGGAAAAGTTTTATTGATGACATACCAGGTGGAAAACTTCACACAGCATATAATAGTGAAAAACGAAAAACAGTACAAGCAAGAAAAACAGATAAGGTTTGGGATGACGGTGTTCCTGTATTAAAATATATTGCAAGAGCAAGTAAAAAACCATCTCCACTCCCAGCTGGAAAGTTTAAAATTATTGAAGATAATAAATATGGTTGGTGGTATTATCAAGTTGGAAGAACTTGGTACGGTATACAACAAAAAGACTATGGTACACCACCCTTTGAATACTAAATAAAGGAGTAAACAGTTATGAGCATATTAACAAACCTATTTTCAGGTGGAGCAGCAGACTTAGTAAAAGGAGTAGGAGGAGTAATTGATAACCTACATACATCTAAGGAAGAAAAATTAGCAGCTGAACAAAAAATCAAACAATTAGTATCAGATTACGAAACTAAAATGGAAGCTAACATCACTGATCGATGGAAAGCAGATATGAATAGTGATTCATGGTTAAGTAAAAATGTAAGACCTTTGGTCCTTATATTTCTAGTCGTATGTACAGTATTAATGATATTCATCGACGCCGGAACAATCGCATTTGAAGTTGAAGAAAAATGGACAGACCTATTGCAATTAGTTTTAATAACGGTTATAGGTGCATACTTTGGTGGTAGAAGTTTTGAAAAACGTGCAAAGAAGTAGCCTTTTTAGGTTTTTTGTTGTTGTAAATATATATTTATATATATGAGACAAAAACAATCTCTTAAGTCAATAATAAAAAGCGAATATACTAGATGTGCTGCAGACCCTGTGTACTTTATGAAAAAGTACTGTCAAATTCAGCATCCAACAAGGGGTAGAATACCGTTTCATTTATATCCATTTCAAGAAACCAGTTTAGAAAATTTATCTCTTCATGATTATAATATTATACTCAAATCCAGACAGTTAGGTATATCTACATTATCTGCAGGATATTCACTTTGGTTAATGTTGTTTCAAGAAGATAAAAATGTTCTTGTTATTGCAACAAAACAGGAAGTAGCTAAAAACTTGGTAACTAAGGTTAGAGAAATGCACAATTATCTACCAAGTTGGCTAAAAGGAACTACCGTAGAAGATAATAAATTATCATTAAGGTTTAGAAACGGTTCTCAAATAAAGGCTGTATCTAGTTCTGGCGATGCAGGTAGATCTGAAGCACTATCATTACTAGTAATTGATGAAGCCGCATTTATTGATAAAATTGACGAAATATGGGCATCCGCTCAACAAACACTTGCAACTGGTGGTAAAGCAATAATACTTTCTACACCAAATGGAACTGGTAATTTCTTTCACAAAACCTGGGTAGCAGCTGAAGAGGGTAGAAATAAGTTTAATACTATTAGACTTCATTGGAGTTTACACCCTGAGAGAGACCAATTTTGGAGAAATGAGCAAGAACAACTACTTGGTGTTAAAATGGCCGCTCAAGAATGTGACTGTGACTTTATTTCTTCTGGTAATACAGTAATTGAAGGACAAACTGTACAATGGTATAAAGATACATATATGCAAAATCCTGTAGAACGAAGAGGCAGAGATGGAGAATATTGGGTATGGGAATATGCAGACTACTCTAAAGATTATATGGTCGTTGCAGATGTCGCTAGAGGTGATGGAAGTGACTATTCTTCTTTTCAAGTTATAGACATTGATAATATTACACAAGTTGCAGAATTTAGAGGACAACTAACTCCAAAAGATTTTGGTAATATGTTGGTAACAGTTGCAACAGAATATAATGAAGCTTTACTTGTTATCGAAAATGCGAGTGTAGGTTTTGGAGCAATTCAAAGTGCAATCGATAGACAATATAAAAACCTATATTATACATATAGACAAGACGGCATCACAGATGCTACAACACAAATTTCAAAAGGTTATGATTTAAAGGATAAAAGTCAAATGACTCCAGGTTTTACAACATCTAGTAAAACCAGACCACTTTTAATTTCGAAACTTGATATTTATTTTAGAGAAAGATCGCTAATCGTCAGGTCAACACGACTGTTAGATGAATTGGCTGTCTTTATTTGGAAAGGACATAGAGCAGAAGCGCAAAGAGGATACAATGATGACCTAGTTATGGCATTATCTATTGGTCTTTGGGTTAGAGATACTGCACTCAAGCTTAGAAGTGATGGTATAAATTTAAGTAAAAATGCCATCGACAATATAGGTAGAAGTGATGGAATGTATACACAGAATGATACCCATAAAGATTGGAAATGGGACACTCCAAATGGTGGAGAAGATTTGACGTGGTTAATTAAATAGGGAAAACAAAATGGCAGACAAAACATTATTTGGACGATTAAAGAAAATTTTAGGACAATCAACTGTAGTTAGAAGAGTTGGTGATAATAAATTAAAAGTAATAGATCCAGCAAGAGCACAATCAGCAGGTAATTTAGAAACAAACATGTTAGTGGATAGGTATAATAGACTTCATTCTACACCAGGAGGTAGTTCAGTTTATGACCCAAGCCAAGGATTCAATCAGCTTAGAAATGAGCTATTTAAAGACTATGAATCAATGGATAATGACTCGATTATTTCAGCGGCATTGGATGTGTATGCAGATGAGTCTACACTTAAAAATGAATTTGGTGATATACTAGAAATTAAAAGTGGTAAGAAAGAAATACAACAAGTATTACATAATCTTTTTTATGATGTGTTAAATATTGAGTTTAACCTTTATCCTTGGATTAGAATGATGTGTAAATACGGAGACTTTTATTTAC